TCCTAGCCAGCAATAGGCCGCCAACTCCAATGACTCCTGCGTATTTTCCGTCTTTGACTGCTGGATAGTTAGAATCAGGATATTCATCCGCTCTAACAAATTCCCAACCAGATCTCAATTTACCTGAAACGTTCTTCGTGTCATCGAAGCCAACGCTCTCGGCTCTTATCCATCTATGTCTAAATCCGTCTGGCGCAGGTGGTGCATCCAGAGATGATGGTGGAGTCCAAACTTTAGGTCTATCATTTTTGACCCTAGTTTCGCTCGCACGGGAAGTCTTAATTGTATTTTCGTCTTTTACCATATGCCTATACCTCCTTCGTGGTTAAATGTTTCGCATATTCTTCGAGTGGCACACCTAATCTTTTAGCAATTGCTACTTGTGATGGTGTGAGTCTCACAGTTTTTTTGCGTCCTGTTTGGCTTGGACGTTTCGCCGAAGCTACATTCTGTACAGGTTTATTTGTACTTTCTGTAGATGTGTCCTCTTTTATAGCAAATTTATGCGGAAACTCAAGTCTTATTCTTTTATCAATTTCTGCATAATATTCGTCACTTCTAGGATCAAATCCTTCTTCTTCAACAAGCTTTTTATGTAAATCAAACGCAGTGTAAGTCATTGCTGAATCATTACCAAACCAATTATTTTTAGCAGCCCATTGTTCTGCTTTAGGATCAGCTTGTGGTGTTTGATTTGTTTGTTGAGGATTTATTGTAACTTCTTTTTCTCTTACAACATCTTGTTGAGTAGATTTAAGAGCACCTAATCTAGCTGCTTCTAAAGTTAACTCTGCAATTTGTTGTTGAGCCGAAACTTGAGCATCAATATCTCCTGCATTGATAGCTGATTTAAGAGCTACTTTTGCATTATCTAAACTAGATTTAACTCTACTTTCAAATTCAGAAACATATCTTTGATCTGTTCTAGATAATCTTGATTCAATCTGTTCTTTTTCTTTTTTAACAGAATGAGCAAAATTGATAGCTTCTTCTCTTTGTCTTTCAGCTTCTCTAATTTTATGAGTTAGTTTAGCAATACGTTTTTTAACGCTTTCACTATACTCCTCAAGTTCGTCTTTTTTAGTTTCAATTTTAGGTTTTTTTTCTTCAACCTTTTCCTCTTTAACTTCAACAGCAGGTTTTTCTTCCTCTTGTTGAACTTCTATTTTCTCTTCCGCAACGGCTTTCGTCTGCTCGTTGTTGTCCAATGTAACTTCAGCGCCTTCTTCCTCGCCGACATCTATCATTGGATCTTTTTTCTTATCTTCAATTGGCATAGTGCCTCCTATGTTTAAATATGATGAAGAACATCTTCAGGATTTTTTATAGTCCCAAGTACTTCGTCATCGTTTAGTAGTCGCACTTCTCCACCTTCTATTGGTAATCTTGAACCCGCGTAACGAGCAAAGATAACCCAATCTCCTTTTTTACACCATGGACCTGTTGGATAACGCTCTTTATCGTTATAAGCTAATGGTCCAATCTTTAAAACATAACCACAGTTTGTAGCTATTCTTAATTTGTCTAATGATTCTTGTGATATAATAATTCCACCTTTAGTTTTATCTTTAGGTGTAAATGGTAATACTAATAATCTCCAACCGGTAGGGTTAGGTAAACTATCAACTAATGATTCTGTAATATTTTCTGCTCTTACAGTTTTATCTTCTATTTTTTTATTTTCTTCTTGATATTTTTCTTCAAGACCTAGAACAGTTTTTGGTATTTCATTTGACTGAACATCAGTCGAGTTTAATAACGTTTCCTTTTTCATTTTCCTTAAGCTCCTTTTTGTTTAGCAGGTTAGAGATTTCCTGTAATAAAAATTCGTATGTACGAATTTGTCCAAGTATATACTTGTAATCTGCCATATTGTCAACACCACCAGAAGTTATTGTTGTGGTTAAATTAGCCAACTGGGCTTTCATATATTTTTGTAATTTACTTGCTACGTCTACTTCATCCATCACCTTCTCCTTTTGTTTATATTAACAATTCCACTTACGTAGAGATTTATTAATTCTTGAATTCGGGTCTCTTGCAGTTTTTGCAGATGTTAATTTTTTCTTCATTCCTGTCATTCTTTTACAGAATGATTTTCTTCTATTAGCAGCTTTAGAACCTGGTTTTAATTTAGATGGTTTTGTTGTAACTGCCATTGATAATTTAGAACCTGGATTTGCAGCTCTATAAGATGCAATACCTTTTCTATTTAATCCACCGGATTCAGATTTACCTTCTTTTCTTTGCCACGCAGGAGTTCCACCTTTTGCAAGCATTGCTCTACCTTGTCCTCTTAATGCAATATCAGCCATTAAAATCCTCTTTTAGCAAGTTTAGGTTTTCCTTTTATAAGACCACCTTTTGACATCATATTAGATTTTTTAATAACTCTTTTTCTTTTATCTAAATTAGCACCAGCTAAAACCATACCACCTTTTTTATAATGTTCAACTGGATTATATTCTCTAGTAGAATCTTCTAAAAATAATCTAGCATACTTTTCAGCATCCATTTCTTCTTGACTTACTTTTTTATAATTCTCATCTAACTTCTTTTCAGATTCTCTAAACTTCTTTTGTTTTTCTTCAGCTTCTTTAGCTGCCTTTTTTAAATTTTTATCAAATTCTTTTTTAACTTCACTTGGCATTATACTAATCCTCCATTACTCATTTTTTTACGTTTAGAGAATGTCGCAACATTAGTTGGTTTTGGTCCTGTATTACTAGCGGCTCTTTTTCTTGCAACCGCAGAACGTCTTTGACCTTCTGACATTGCTCTAGCTTTTGCAAGTGGTACACACTTTGGATAACCTTTTCTTTTTTCTCCTTTTGATCTTCCACAAGGTGGATAAGAACCATCTTTGCGTCTAGCTCCAATGTCTACCCATTTCTCTTGAACCCATTTACGTAAGCTCATATTAATATTTTTTAGTAACTTTTCTTCTATTATCTAAAACATCTCCACAACCTTTTGCAATACCACCTTGTTTATAATTAGATACTGCTTTTCTTTGTTGTGATCTATTTTTCTTACCACCAGGTGTTACTTTGCCAGAACAAACTGCTGATGCATACATGTTCGCGTACGCGCTCGGGTACACTTTAAATTTTCTTTTAGCAGCAGCTTTTCCTCTTGGGCAAAGTTTAGCCATTTACTTTTTTTTCTTCTTTGTTTTTTTCTTTACCATTTTGCCTGATTTGGTTTCTTTATAACCTTTTTCTTCCATAGCATATTCTTTAGCTTCTTCAGCTTTAGATTCCATGCCTTCATGTTCTTCAGACATATCTACATAACCACCTTTAGATTTTTTAACTACACCTCGTCCAATTAAAACATCTTTAAAAGTTACTTTGCCATCTTTGTTTAAATCAGGAAATGCTTTTCCACCTTTAGCAAAACCTGCTCTTGCTATTCCACTTCCTCTTAATTGTTTTCCAATTCCAGCCATTATCTTTTGCCTTTCATCATTTTGCCTTTTTTCTTCATAGGCATTTTTTTAGTAATCATATCTGCTTTGCCACCTTTTTTCATTTTTGCTCTTGGTCTTATACCGTAATCGTTTCTCATTTTATCTCCTATCCATTTTCATGGTTGTTGTTTGTCGGTCTGTTAGACATCGTTCTTGCAACCGACTCTGCCGAACGACCTATCACATACCCACCAAGTCCAACATTTAATAATGTCCAAACATCGCCAGGCAATTCAAAGGAGATAACAGCTCCTGTGAATACTTTTATAACTGGACCTATAACATAGTTCCATACCAAAATAAAGATTAACACATACATAAGTAATGGTCTCCATGAAGATGCAAACCAACCAGCTTTTGCTTCAGCTTCAATAATTTTAGCTGCAGCAGTTAATTCTTGAGTATGAGATTGTAGTAATTGAGTTTGTAATTGTGCTTTTAATTTTTCTTGAAGATCTTTATCAGGAACAGCTTTATCAATTGTATTAAATAGGATCTTTGCAAGAGGTGCAACAGCTCCCAACATTTGAATCATGGTTTAGTACCACTTCGCTGATCTTTTTTTCTCCGGAAGCATTCTTCTTTGTCCACCCACTGGTTCTAATTGTGTCTCTTGTGGATTAGATACTTCTACATCAATTCCACCTTTTAATGTTCCATCTGAATTTGTAAATTTTGCAAAATCAACTTGATTTCCAAATTCTGATCTTGAAGATGAATTTTTTACAACAGCTCCGCCTTTTGCCATTGGCTTTCTAGATTTGCCTGCTTCTGACAATGCGATTGCAATTGCTTGTTTAGGGTTTTTTACTTTTTTAGAAGACTTACCAATGTTAAGTTCTCCTTTTTTAAACTCTCTCATAACTTTACTAATTTTTTTTTGACCGTTTTTCATATTATATTCCTTTTATTTTCATTTGCTGTACGCCTTGTTTTGCAAGACTTACTCCGGCACGTAGTTTAGCTAAATCTTCGTTTTGTTCAAGCTTATTTTCATTGTTTTGTTGATTCATTAGAGCTTTCATCTTCTCTAGATTGATCCTATCTTCAGCTTCCTTACGTTTTTGTTCATTTTCCATAGCTCTTAAGTCAACTTCACGTGATTTTAGCTTCAATAATGGGTCAGAATCGAATTGAGAAGTGATTTTATTCTCCTCTTTCATGAAATCAGAGGTCATTTCAGCCACTAATACTGCTTTTCTAGATTCAATCCTTTGTGTAATCATTTGTAATTGTTGAGCAATTGCAGGATTTTGAGCTGCTTGTTGTTGTAATATAGGTAATTGTTGTAATTCTTGAGAAAATTCTAATTGAACTTGTTCTTGGGCCATAATGGAGATGTGTTCAAGTATATTTTTTTGAATTGCAGCAACTACCATTGGATTATTTCTAACCATATTTAATTGCATAAAGTTTAAATGAGCTTCTATGTGTGCTCTATGATCTTGTCCTGGGAATGCTTGGAAAGGTTGACTACCCATTGCGCTAATATGTTCTAAACTTGGATCCATTGGCATTGGTCTTGCAGGTGGTGGTAATATTAAATCTATGTTGTCAACACCAATTGCTTGATACATGTCTTTATAAGCTTGATATAGATTATGAATTTGCGGATTAGATTGAGCAAGTTGTAATTGAGTTTGTGCTAAACTAATTCTTTGAGTTTGTGAAAATATATTTGGATCTGCAACTGGAATAATATCTACTCTATCATCAAAGTCTGCAACTTTAATTTGTTTTTGTCCGCCTACAACATCATACGGATAAATAGGTGGTAGATAAGTTTTAAATACATCTGCTAGTAATTTAAATTCTTGTTTTAAAGAAGCATAAATTCTTTTGTGTATTGCTGACATTACACGTGAACCTCTTTCAAGCAATGCTAAAGTTGTACCTACTGCCGCTTGTTGGTTTCCTTCACCCACTTGATTGTCTGCAATGCTCGCGAATCTTTGTCCTGCTTGCACTACAATACCCATTAATTGTAATAATACTTGATCAGGTCCTTTAAAAGGTAATGTCATAAATGCATCTTTTAAATTTCCTCCAGGTGCATCTACGTCTCTAAATTCTCCGGGTTGTAATGGTTGTGCATCATCTCTTACTCTGATACCACGCATTTTAAATCCAGACGGTAAATTAGCTAAAGTACCTGCATCTAATAATTGTCTTAAAGCTGATGTTGCAGTTCTAGATAAACCACCAATCATGTGAATTAATCCAAAACCATAGAATCCTAAACCAGGTAAAAATTTAAAGTGTACAAAGTAATTAGTTCTATTTCTTAATGGATCTTCTGCCTTATAATTTCGTCTAATAGATAAAACTTCTCTTGATCCTTCTTCAATAGTTACAACATATGGAAGTTTAATTCCTGTGGGCTCACCAGTTTGAGGATCTCTGTCTTCAAAACCTTCTAAATCTAAATTAACATGACACTCTAATAAAGTATAAATATCATCTTGTCTTTCAACTCTTATTCCTTCCAATTCTCTTTGTTTACTTTTTAACTCGTCTTCTTTTAACGGAGGTTGTCCTAATTCTATATCTCTATTAAAACCATTTACTTGTTGTTTACGTAAATCATTTTCAGAAATTTTAATTACATTAATAACTGCTTCTGCATCTTTTAATGAAGTTGCTGAATACGGAACA